GCCAAATATCTTGCAGGAGAACCAATACAATCAGCTGAAATAGTTGGTTGTGGTATATCTAAGTTAGGCTTACCGCGGATCCTGCCTACTTCCTTTAGAAAGGAAATAGAGTCAGGGTCCTTGGAAACTATCCGATTTTCTCTGACTGTATTGTCCTTTTATAGGGCAATGTATCAGGTACCGGAAATGAAACTTGGTACGATTACGGATCCAGCTAAATTAAGCTTGGACGGTATCGTTAAATCCTTCGCGAGTGACTTCCCTATTTTATTAGGTTGGTTAAAGGCGGAAGGTATCAAGTTGCCAAAATTAGGTAAACCATCATACCAATTTATTCACAGTGCAGGTCCTAACGGACAAGCTACTATCGGTGCTGGATTAGATGCCTTAGCCATTATGGTTAAGTTTCCACGAATATTACTATTCGGTTGGTCAATGGGAGCAAGCTTTGCGCTGCTCTTCATCATCAGTCTAGCTTTGATATACGGATTTATAATCCTTATCACTTTACCTTTTAAACCACTACCCGCTCTACTTCTTGGGAAATTATCCCTTAAGGAAGAAGCAGCTGGGAAAGTAAGAGTATTCGCCATTGTTGATTATTGGACACAGTCTTTTTTGAGACCGCTCCATAATTGGGCATTTGATATTTTACGTCAAATCCCGCAAGACGGTACTTTTGACCACCGAGCGAAAGCTAAGGAGGTTGGTAATCGGTTGAAAGAGACAGGTAACCCTGCTTATTCATTAGATTTAACTGCAGCTACGGATCGTTTCCCGGTTCGAATTCAGGAGTCAATCCTGTCCTTCGTATTTGGGGCACATTTCGCGAGTCTGTGGAAATCTGTCTTAGTAGATCGTAGTTACTTCCTTAAGAAGGAAAACCAGTCATATAAGTACGCTGTAGGGCAACCTATGGGTGCTTTATCCTCTTGGGCTATTTTTGCGCTCTCGCATCACTTTGTGGTGCAGTGGGCTCATTATAGAACTGGTGGAGAAAGCTGGTTTCACGATTATGCCATCATTGGTGATGACGTAGTAATTATGAATACCAAAGTTGCCGAACAGTATTTAGTAATCCTAAACCATTTAGGTGTAGGGATATCAATGCATAAATCTTTAACTTCGACATCCGGAGTATTTGAGTTTGCAAAACAAATTCATTTCAAAGGAATAAACCTGAGTGCAATTAATCCTAATGAGGCTATTAAGGCCTTTAAGGATGATGCGTTTATGGTGTCATGGATCGAAGATTTAGTGCAGAGAGAATTCCAGCCTGATTTGATTAGCGTTGCTATATCATCTCTTCGGTATTCTAGACATGGTAAGGTGTCTCCCTATCGTAAGATTGGAAGTTTACCTTATTGGTCGAGACGAATAATGATAGCACTTACTTCTCCTTTTGGACCATATCCTGTGAAAGCCGATAAGTGGATTGACATAAATAGTCAGTCCATTATCGATCTTGCTAATTCGCTGATACCGAGAAATCGGTTACAGTCTAAATTTGCAGGTGACTCAAGAGTAGCTAATGCTAATCTTAAGTTAATAACACAGGAATGGGACCAGTTCTGTTACCACAGCTTAACGACCTTTACAGGCCGTTGAGTCGGCATCCCAGCTTACGCTAGGGTTCCTGGAGCAGACTTGGTTCGAGAAGTTAATAGGATGGGTTTATATGA